TACACGAGTGGGCGGGTGGAGACGATTGATTTTATTGAGGATTGCGTGCAGCAGGCGCCCGATGCTGTTGTAGGCGGGCTCCAGTGGCAAGTCCTTAAGTATATGAGTCGGTTGTGGCTTAAGCACGACCCGGCTTTGGATGCGGGTAAGGCTCGCTTTTATCTAGACAGACTTATTACTACACTTCAAAAACCGGAGTATAACATTGAGTGACAACTACAAGTTTGAAATGATTCGGGCAGATGATTCTGCGCAGATCACTACGTGCCACAGCGTGAAGTTCAAGGGGTATGTGGCAAGAGAGGTAGTGCTCGCATTTACGGATTTTTTACACGCTTGCGGGTTCCACCCGAAAACTGTTTTGGACGCATACGAGACGGTTGTAGATGAAATGCGCGAAGTGTGATTCGTGGGACGTGGAGCTTATAGGGAGTCGCTTACTTGCTGGTGAGCGACGTTGGCGCCGGTACGAGTGCAGGCAGTGCTCGGACAGGTGGACCGTACGTGGGCCTAAGAAGTTGCCGAAGGATCCGGATCGGCCGCCCAAGTCGGTCCCGTCCGCCAGGCGACTTACCACTGCAGCGGCGACGGAAATTATTCTGTCGGACAAGAGCACGCTGGCTTTGGCGGATGAGCATGGTGTGTCGGCCCAGGCGATCTGGCAGATTCGGCACGGGAAAAGTTATGCCGATGTATATACACGCCTGAAAAAGCAAGGGTATTCGATTGCGGGGTTCGGGGCGAAGCTGTGCCGGGACTGCCGGTACTGGCGGGAGGACGGGTGCGACTTTCGGTTTCCGGATGCGGGGGCGGATTTTGCTACGGATTGTTACCTGTACGCTCGCGCTAAGGAGACTAGGCTGCTACAGTAGCCGGGTACGCCCTACCAGAGGCTCCACACCATGACCAACGATTTTGCGACAGTATCTCGGCTTGTTGCTGAGTTTCAAAACAAGTTAAAGGTAATAGTTGCGCGGGATGGCAGCCGCCACATGATGGACGCCCACATCGACTTTCACACCATGGCGGCGATAGAGGATGAGCTGTTACCAGCACTGGAGCTGGTGATGACTTGCATTGAGTACGAGCCCTGTGATGAGGAGATGGGGGGTGAGCCGCCTGTCACCATGGCCGAGATGCACTCGGCTGCTCATGCTCAGCACCTTGCCTTTCACAACTGAGCAGAAATGAAATATCTACAAGGGATCGAGCATTTGCACACCCTGGCCAATGCCACCACGGTGGCGTTTGACTGTGAGACGACCGGGCTGCAGCCGGTTTGCGGGGGGTTGCGTTTATTGCAGTTGGCGGCACTGGATCGGATGCCGGTGGTCATTGACTGCTGGGATCTGGAGGATCACCAGTGGCAGTATGTACAGGAGTTCTTTTCGATCAAGCGGTATTGGCTGGCCCACAATGCTGTGTTCGACTTGGGCTGGTTGCAGGAGCACGAGGTGTATCCTGCAGGAGACGTGCTATGCACGATGCTGGCCAGCCGCATACTGACCAATGGGCGGCCGAATGTTAAGCACGGGTTGCAACACGTTGTAAAACGTTACCTCAAGCTGGATATATCGAAGGAGGGGCAGCGGAGTGACTGGAGTGGTGACCTGACTATTAGTCAGCTGGATTACGCTGCGTACGATGTGGAGTTGTTGACCCAGTTGGATGGGCCGCTTAACGAGCGGATGTCCGAGGGGTTGCTGCACAAGGCGTGGTTTTTGGAGTGTGCGGCGTTGCCGGCGATGGCGCAGTTGTGGCGGACCGGGATGCCGTTTCGGCGGGATGCACTGGAGGCGTTGCACCACGATTTGAGTGGAGATCATGCACGGATGGGGGCCACGTTTATTGCCACGCTCGACGAGGCGTTGCCGGCTGGCAGGAAGTTGCCTCGGGATCCGGATGGGGCATTCAATCTGCGGGCCAAGGCAGAGGGAAGTGTTAGGGCGGGGACTAAGAAGCAGGCCGGCTTCAATTTGAATAGCCCCAAGCAGTTACTTGAGGTGTTTACGTTGTTGCTGGGGACTAAGCCGGTGGACAATAACGGGAAGCCAAGTGCCAGTCGGGCGGCGTTGCGTGAGTATGCGGGGGATCATCGGGTTGTGGCCGATTATCTGGCCTGGAAACGGGTGGAGAAGCGGCGGCAGATGGTGGAGGCGCTACTAAAGCATTTGGGGGACAACGGATTTATTAAGGCTAGTTACATGCAGTTGGGGGCTGATACGGGGCGGATGTCGTGTATTGGGCCGAATCTGCAGCAGATACCGAGGGATTCTAGATTTAGGGCGTGCGTGCAGGCGCCGGACGGGTGGCAGTTAGTGGTGGCGGACTACGCGCAGATGGAGCTACGGCTGGCAGCTGCGGAAGCCGAGGATCCGCTGATGATCCGTGCGTTCCAGGAAGGCTTGGACTTGCACACTGTTACAGCAATGCAAATTTATGGAGTACCAGAGGATGAGGTTACTAAAGAGATGCGCCAGATCAGTAAGTCTGCGAACTTCGGTTTGCTGTATGGATCGGGAGCCCGAGGATTACGCAACTATGCAGCAGGAATGGGGGTACAAATGGATATTGATGAGGCTAGTGAGATCCGCACCAAATTCCACGCCGCGTATAGAGGGATCAGCCGGTGGCAACGCGAAAATGCTGCACAAGCTAATCGCGGTCGCACTGATGCCTCTATCCGGATTCGTAACTCCGGGTTGCGGCGGTTTCTACCGGGCGACCACAACTCGCTTACGGTCCGGAGCAACACACCGATCCAGGGGGCCGGAGCTGCGGTGTTGAAGCGCACGCTGGGTAAACTGTGGCCGCTGCTTAAGGCTGATGGCGAAGAAGTGGTGCGCCTCGCAGGTGTTATTCATGACGAAGTGGTTCTTTTGGTGCGCGATGAGCACGCGGATACCTGGTGCGCTCAGCTCGCTGCTGTCATGCAAGATGCCGAAGCTGAGTGGCTGGGGCCTGTTCCAGCGTTAGCTGAGGCGAAGGCCGCTAAATCGTGGGTGGATGCCAAATGAATACCAAGGCTCCAGTCAGCTACGTGGCTCTGTTGCGGACGCCCGGCGGCTTGTTACAGAAGGCTACGATTTGTGCAGATACGTTTACGCAGGCGCACTTCACTATCAGGGAGCTGTGGCCTGGGTTGCGGGTGGTCAGAATCACAAAGGAGGAGCACTGGTAGCAGAGTGAGTCGCATGAGTCGCACCGGCAGGGACATTGTGTTGGAGCGACTCCATGCGGCTATGCGCAGGGCTACTACTGCGGATTTGCAGCGGGCGGCTATGTTTCTTGAGTGGGCCTGGGGCGTCAGAAATGGGTGCTCCAGGCAGAGGAAGGGGGCGCGGACAGCGCAGGCGAATGCGTGGAAGAAGGGAGTGGACCAGGATGTTCGGTGGTAGGTGTGCTACTGTGTAGCAAAAGAAAGTCTCGTTACGATGCCGCTACGCCACGGGCAAAAATTTTACTGTCAGCTGTTGCTGGACCACAATCGGTATTTGTTGGTAGAGGCGATGGCTATGCAGCAAGGCAAACGGACCACGGCTTTGTTGCGGGAGATGGTTTATGACGCGCTGGAAAGGGCGTTGCCTGCGTCGGAGTACAGAGCTGCAGAAGCGGCTGACTGTGCGGCATGGACGGATTCGGTAAAACGGCGGGTGCAAGGACGGCAACGCTCCAGGCAAGAGGCAGCAGATACGCAGCAAAGTTCATGATTCGGTATGTTGTTGTGGCTGATGGCCAGTACGTTACTGCTCTGTACGGGCCTGGTGGCTCGGGTATTGGATTAACAGATGCCAAGGATGATGCGGGAAGTTGGGTCACCCATGAAAGAGCTGTCGAGGCGGCGAAGGTGGTTGCTAAATGCCTTGGTGGTTTTGTTGCTGTGCATGGGGTGGACGAGCCCGACTATCCCCGTAGCTGGTTGTCAAGCCGAGTCTCGGTCCAGCCCGTAAGCACTGGTTAAGTTTGAAGCGGCTTCCCTTACGGCCCACTGGGTTTTGGTGCGCTCCATGTGGTAGAGGGTGTTGAGCAGGAGGGCGCCTTCGAGGAGGCCGTTCCAGTCGCGGACTGCGTGGCGTTCGCGTAGCCAGCGGTCGCGGGCGGCTTCGCTGAGCTTCTGCTCCAGTGGTTGGTGGAATTGATTCACGTCTAGGCGGGGCGGATTTTCAAGTACCAGCCAGAGGCCGGCCCATCGACTAGCCAGCGGCGCAGCCAGTTACTCCTGGAATATGCGACATTGGCGCCTTTGTTGCTGTTAAGGTAGCCACCGTTTTGGGTATTTGCCTCGCCGTTGGGGTCTTGGTGGATGAAGTGGGTAGGGGTGAAGCCGCTCACTACTGTCCAGTGGCCGCCGCCCGAGGGGGCGGTGACGGGGCCGCGATGGAGCCAGCCGACAGGTGTGGGTAGGCCCGAGCGCAGCAGGTTTTCTAGGATGGCGGTGGTGCCCTCCATCTCGAAGGTGGCGCGGAGGCCGAGGGTTTTTAAGGTGAGGAGTTGGGCTTGGGGGTCAGTGGTGTCGCCGAATTGGCGGCGGATGCGGTTGTATTCGTAGTCGCCGGCGATTTTGTTCCAGTAGCGGGCCACCATTGCGCAGCTGGAGCTAAAGCACTCGCGGTAGCCGGTTGGGCCGTTATCTAGTTGGTACTCGTAAGGGACTTTAAGGTTTACAGATGTAGTCGGCGGGGAAGTGGGGGCGGTTTTTGCGGGGGATTTTGTTGCGTTTTGTGTCCAAAGGGCGGCTTCTGCTGTGCGGCGGCGCAGCAAGCCGGCTTCTGCGGATGTGCCAGGGTTGCGGTATAGCTTTAGGGCGGCTGGGACGTTGGCCCAAGCTTTGTCGCGCAGCTTGGCGGTTATGGTCTCGAAGCCGGCTTTGCCGTAGAAATTTGTGCCGAGGTTGTAGGCAAAACTGATTAGGGCGGACTGCTGGGTGACCAGCATTCCACTCCAGTGGGGGATGACGGTAGAGAGGTGTTTGGCGATTTTGGCAATTTCGCCGTCGAGTAGGTCTTCTGCTTCGATGACGTTGATCTTGTCGCCGCGTTTTACCTGGCGACCGTCGGGGTAACGTGTGGTGCCATAACCAATGGTGGGCACGCTCCAGCCATGTAATGGGTCGGCATAGGCATCAAAGTGGAAGCCTTCAAACTCTTTGATGAGTTTTACGGCCGGTGCGTAATCATGTTGTTTGCCGGCTTGGCTCCAGGTCTTGAACCACGGCTGGTCCCTATTAAAGGCATTAGGCGCAACCTTTAATAGCGCCGCCTCCAATTCAACGATGGCCGCCATTTGATGGGGCAAGCCATGTTTGTAGTAGCGGAATAAATCGCTGAGCCTGACGGGGGTTTTAGTCACGTTTCCATGGTGCGTGGATACTCATGCCGCCCCCCAGCAAAGCGGAGTCGCCGGTTTGCAAAACAGGATCGATAGGGTGCTCGACGATCACTGGATCCGGAGCTTTAGGTTGCGCTGCGTGCCAGGCGTCCACTTGTTGGTCGATGGACGCAAGCGTTTTCGCCTCGTTGATGAACGCCTTGGCTTCGGCGTCACGCTTCTTGGTGGTGACCAAGGTCACCACCGGGGGGTCGCCAGCCGACGTGACGTTCGGCTTCAGAGCTTTCCCGGCTTGACGGCGTACAGGGCTTGAATTACCAGCTGGATGATGCTGTTCGATTTCAGCTTGGACATGCCGATCAGCTCGCTGACGGCCGCCAAGACTACCCAGAATGCAGGGTGAGAGAAAAATTCCATGGAAGTCATGTGATGCTCTGTGCGAGTCTATACCCTTACGAGTCTAGTGCAAGTAGCGGGCCGATTTATTAGCTAAGTTTATGGCAGTGCTGTATCCACATGGAACACCATATTGACGGCACGCACTTTTTTAATAAACGGGAGGCTAAGGCGAGGTTTAGGCAGCACATTCTTACTTTTTGGGGTAACAAATGTGCATACTGCCGGGAGCCGCTGGGCCGGTCGGGCACTTTGGACCATGTGCGGCCAAAGTCAAAAGGCGGGGAAACTAGACGCTCGAATCTGGTGGCCTGTTGCTACGCCTGCAATATGAGCAAAGGATCCTGTGTTGGCTGGCACGAGTGGTTCCGGGCGCAGGAGTTTTGGGAGCCCCATCTAGAGGATGCGATTCACCTCTGGCTTAGCCAGTGAGTAGTGGTTTAGGAGTGAGGGTGCGCTTCCAGTTTGGCTAGGCGCTGCTCGACAAGATTGAGGCGGCCAAAGGTTTCGCGGTTTGCGTCGCGCATATCGGTGTGGATCACTTCAAGCTGGGTGGCGATGTGCTCGACGCTGGTCGTAAGCCGGATTACCGCCGTGCGGGCCTCGTCGTTGCGTTTACTGAATCCGCCTAGGCCCATAGCAAATGCTGTGATGGCTGCGCCGGCCACGGCCGCTAAAACTTCGATCATGGCGGCAGTAGCTACACCAGCAGTTTAGCGCCTGAACACCAGCGTAATGCCTTGCCGGTGAAGGCGCAGTGGCTATATGCGGCAGTGTGCTGGGTGTGGAAGATGCCGATTAGGTGGAGGGTCACAAGGCATCAGGCTCTAGCGGCAGGTCAAAGAACAGGCGTGCCTCTTCTTCTGTGTCAAACCAGTACCAGCCATCAATGGGGTAGGAATGCTGATCGTGGGTTTCCCGATACAGTTTGTAGTTGGCGTTTAGCACGTAGTTGGGTCCATAAAGAAGGATCTCGTCAAGTTTGTAAAATCCGCTGGTGTTCATGTTTGTCATCCGGCTACCGTCCATCCTTT